TTTGGGGGCTTATGAGTATATTTGCGATCAACTTAATTTAACCCTAATACCCTAAAAAAATGGCAAACGTACAGGAACTAAAAGCCCAGGCTTACGACTTACTGGCAAACATTGAATTTTTACAAGCTAAGCTACGCGAGGTAAATATCGCTATAGCCGAAGAAACTAAAAAAGAGCAAGAAAGTGGATCTAAACATAGCGACGATAGTAATTAGTAGCGCTTGCAGCTTTGTGGCGTCCTGGGCCGTACTTAACCAGCGCGTAAAGACGCTGGAAGAAAAGCAGGCCAAACATGACGACCATGGCGAGCGGCTTATCCGGCTGGAAACAAAGCTGGATATTTTAATTCAACAAATCAAACGCTCCAGCCTTTGAAAACGCAGCTCATTAGGATCGCAGACGTGGCCTTTATTGGGCCGTTTATGCTCTACGCTGCAACTAAGCTAAAAGGCCAGGATCGGCAAATAATGGCAGCCCTGGGCCTTGCAACGATAATCTATAACGGAATAAACTTTGTAAAGAATGAAAAAACTATTTAAGAACTGGAAAACGACCTTTTTCGGGTTCGCTACAATTATCGGCGGTGTAGCCGCTATCCTTAAAGGCGACTTGGTTACCGGTATTACCACAATCGGAGCAGGGTTGGGCCTTACAGCGGCAAAAGACCTGGATCAAACAGGGCTGTAATGAATGAAAGGCACAAAGAACTATATTATTGCCCTGGCTATACTAGGGCTGATTTTAATTAGTAGCAAAATGAGCGCGGCTGCACTGATAGCTAAATTTGAGGGCCTGGAGCTAAAAGCCTACCAGGACAGCGCCGGGATATGGACTATAGGCTACGGCAATACGCGCAATCCTTATACAGGGCTACCAATTAAGCAAGGCGACAAGATCACTAAAAAAGAAGCCCTGGACTGGCTTCGGATCACTACAGCGGCCGTTGAAGCAGACGTTAATCGCTTAGTAAAGGTGCCTGTAAATACTAATCAACGACTGGCACTGGCCAGCCTGGTATTTAATATCGGCGCCGGAGCTTTTGCAAGATCAACGCTGCTTCGATTACTTAATAGCGGAGCAGAAAAATCAGCTGTAGCAGCCCAGTTTTTACGTTGGAATAAAGTAAAAGGCAAAGAGGTAAAAGGACTTACCAGGCGCAGAAAAGCAGAAAGCGAACTATTTTTATCCTAATTAGCTGAAATTCAGCTTTTTTATCAATCTACTCAATCACAGAGTAGATTTTTTTTTGTTAGTATCAAACTAAAATTCTATAAATTTACATACGACAAACGACTTTTACTAACCTTAAATCTACGGAACTATGGCAATCCTAAGCGATCGCGCAGCCTACTTGCGTGAACTAGATCAAAAAATCAAAACCTTACAATTTTTAGGCAAACACCTGGACGACGCAAAAGTAAAAATTGAATTTACCTACAGTTGCGGCAGCCGGGCGCTGGTAGATCAATCACTGATCCCCTTTAACCTGGCTATGGAGCTTCGAGTCCTAATCGGCGATAGCATTGACTATTATCAGCGGGTTATTACTAACGTCAATACGATACCCGATGAAATCGGTTAAATTTTTACTAGAGCTTTTATTTTTAGTTTTAGTATGCCTGCCAGTATTTTGCCTGGCCTACTTAGCTATCGAAATATCTTTTTTATTCTATAACCTAACAAAAACCCTTAAAAAATGGAAAATTACAATCTACCAGCGTTCCCGCCACAAGTAGCACAGGACAATTTAGGCCGCATTATTGCGCCGATCCCTGGAATGACTAAACTAGAGTATTTTGCTATTCAGCTGCTACCTACTTACCTAGAGCTAGGCAAAAAGCACCCACTAGCCGACAAAGGTGAGCCGATCACACCGATACAGGCCGCTATCACTACAGCAAAAAAATTGATTGATCAACTAAACGAAAAGCAAAATGAAAAAGACGTTTTACAAATTATTGAATAGCCCTAAATTTTGGCTGCTATTTACTTTACTTTTTATGCTATGGCTATCTAGTTACTGGAATTACTAATTGAATGGCAAACGACGTTTCGGAAATTATCAATTTACTACAAGCTAGACGGTACGACGCTAATAATAGGCCGCCGGCCCAGCCGCCAATCTTTACAATCCAGGGTAAAGTAGTGGGCTGCCTGCAGAGCTATATTGTATTTTCGGGCCTGCCTAAGGCTAGTAAGTCAACATTTGTGGGTGCAGCTGCAGCGTCAGCCCTTGTGCCGCCTTATCAGGGCGTTTGGGGTATGAAACTGCAGCTGCCTTATGATAGGCCCAGGATCGGTTACTTTGATACCGAAATGAGCAATTTTGACTTCTACAGGCAAATAGATAAAATAATTGGCCTGGCTGAAAAAACGAAGCTCCCGGATCATTTTGACGCTTTTTCTATGCGAGAGGATATGCCTAGCAAAATTCGAATAATGATCGAACAGTATTTAATCGAAAATAGGGACTGTAGTTGCCTTATTGTGGACGGTTTACTGGACTTGTGCCTGGACTACAACGATCCTAAAGAAACGCGACTAGTAACTAACTGGCTAAAGAGAATTACCAAGCAATATGATATTTTGTTAATCGGCGTCCTACACCTGGGCAAAGGTCACGGCGAAACGCTGGGCCACCTGGGTAGCAATACTGATCGCTGGAGCCAGTCAACTATGATAGTGGAAAAAAACAAAGACGCTGGCCAGTTCGTACTAAAACCTAAATACATAAGAAGCGACGCAGATTTTGAGCCGGTCGCCATAATGAACTACGACGGACGCTGGAGCCAGGTACCGTACATTGAACAAGTACCGGCAATCCCTACAAAAAAAACTAAAAAATAACCTGGGGACAGAGGTAACTGAACAGCAATAACTATGGAACAGAAAAACAATAGCGGCAGCCTTTACAAAAACACTAAGGAAAAGCCCACGCAGCCGGACTACACCGGATCGGCCACCATTGCCGGAAAGCAATACCGGGTTAGTGGCTGGGTAAATAAAAGCAAGGCCGGATCTAATTATTTACGGATCTTATTTAGTGAGCAACAGTCGCAAGATCTAAACGCTACAGCCAGCCAGGTTACTATGCCTATGCAGCCAAAAAGTAGCCAGGAGCCAGTAGATAGCGTTATTTTAGACGATCTACCTTTCTAAAAAAAAAGCGCCGGGAGTAGAACTCGACCGGCGCGGACAAACGACTACGGAACTTGCCGCGGTCACCTGTATTCACTGCTAAAATAGTATAAAATGACTAAAAAACTAGAAACAGCCATAGTTTTTTTTAAGCCTGGGACAAAACGACCCAGGAAATATCGGAATATCACTAATAGGCTTAAATTTGGCCAATTTTGCGCTAGTTCGGGCGCTTGGTATATTAACTGGTACGACAAGGAAACGGCCAATTTTGAGGGCCGGACGTGGCTTATACGCGATTTTGAAAAAAAGTAGTAAATTCGATTAACATAAGCAGACAGGGTTGGTTTAGGAGGGCCGGGCGTTTCTACGTCGGGCCTTTTTTATGCCCTTACTGTACTTTTCTATTATTAAATAAAGGTGAATACAGGTGTGTGGATATTTTTAGGCTAAATTTTGTACTTAATATAAATTTTTTTCACTAAATTCGCCTTAGACCGCGTAGCGGCCCTACAAAGCCGCACGCGGGCTAGGCGAAAAGTTACAAAAGTGAATAAATTTTGAAATAGATTTTTTTGCTTCAGTTTTTGTTTTTATTTTCGGTAACGACAAACGACAAGGATCTAAAAGGCCGCAGCACATTGTAAATGCGGAATATCTTACTACTGGTAGGCGGCGCAGCTGCACTGTTTTTTTTATCACGCTATCGCTTCGGACAAAAAGCCGTATTTTCTTTGCGATCGCTTCGACCTGGCGGCACACTATTTGCGCCGGTATTTAACGTGGAACTGGCTGTATCAAACCCCACAAACCAGGCTATAGTTGTAAAATCAATTACTGGATCAATAAACGTACAGGGATCAGCTGTAGCCAACGTATCAGCGTTCGGCGATCAGCGCGTAGCTGCTAACAGCGAAAGTATTTTGAAGCTGCAGGCCCGGCCTAGCGCTGTAGGAGTATTTGAAACGGTGCGCGAGCTGTTAAGCCGTCCGCTCGGATCTACCAGCGTAAGTTTTACCGGTACGGCCAACGTTGACGGATTGGTAGTGCCTGTTAGTGAAAGTAAAATGATCTAAGGAATGGACGCAGCTACTTTAATGGGTAGATTGGGGCCGTTTCAAAATAGACGTGAAATGCTTACGGCAGATCAAAGTACCGGCGACATAATAGACGCCATACTGGAAGCACACCGCAGGCACGCACACGACTACAGTAAAATAAGTTCTTTTTTTAACGGTGGATCTAGGAGAGCGACAGCGCGTAAAATTTTTAATTTTCTTAAAAATAATGTGCGCTACGTGATTGAGCCAGGAAGCAAGCAGACGGTAAAAAGCCCTGCAGCGATCCTGGCTACTGGTTACGGCGACTGTAAGCACTATAGCTTATTTGCCGGTGGCGTTTTACAGAATTTAGCAATACCCTTTGCTTATCGCTTCGCTAGTTACAAAATGTTTGATAAACAGCCGCAGCACGTTTTTGTAGTTGTTAACCCTGGCACTAGTAACGAAATTTGGATCGATCCGGTAGTTGGCGACTTTGATTACAAAAAACCGTACACATACGCAACAGACAGAAAAATGGCACTATACTCTATAAGCGGAATTGGCGCAACAGCGCAACAAAAGGCGGATCTAAAAGCCGCCAAAGCAGCAAAGAAAGCGGCGCCGACTAAGGCGGCGAAACAAGCAGCCAAGACAAGCGTTAAGGCTGCCCGCAAAGCTGCAGGCCGTACAACTGGCCAAGTGTTAAAGAAAGGCGCTAAAGTAGTTCTAAAAGTAGCAGCCGCACCAGTGCGCAATTCGTTTTTGCTACTGGTTACAATCAATTTTGCAGGGCTGGCAACTAAGCTGGCCGCTGCCTGGCAAAAAGCACCTAGCAAGCTAACTAACTTTTGGGAAAGTGCCGGCGGACAGATCAATGCACTAAAGAAAGCCTGGGAAAAGGGATCTACTAAAAAAAGGATCTTCGGAATGGAGCAGATCGGCGTAGCACCAGCGGCACCAGCCGCAGCCGCCGCGACCGCAGCGCCACTACTGGTTAAGGTTGCCGACTTTCTTAAAAAAATCGGAATAGAGCCGGACGAGCTGGTGCAGGTAGGAAAAGACGCGCTGAATAAAAGAGCGCAAGAGCTGGCCAAAAAAACACTGGAGCCAAAGGCAGCCAGCGAAGCTACCAACATCGATATTGCCGACCAGGTATTTGAGCCAGCCGAGCTGCAGGCCACTACCGATATGGCAGCAGATACCACGACCGTTACTAAAAAACCTAATTTTTTACCGTTACTGATCGGCGGCGCTGCCGTATTGTATTTTGTAACTAGAAAGAAATAATATGACAGCAAAGCAACGAGCAGCCAGGGCCAAGTTTAAGGCCGTAGTCGCAGAAGCAAAAAAGCTGCGCAAAAAAAATCCGAAGCTAACGCAAGCGCAAGCCGTCAAGCAAGCCTGGGCGATCAGCTATAGTAAGGAGCGCGGCGGAAAAAAATTAGGCGAATATCATAAGGACACTAAAAGCCATAACGTAAATATCCGAGTAGTTAGTGGAATAAAAATAAACTATAAGCGTGGTAAATTAGGAGCGTTGCCCGTCGGATTTACTGGATCTGTATTAGGTCTTAAATTTAGAGTGTATAATCAATTTAACCTGGACGGTACAGTTACAGCTCAAGTAGTTGAGGACGATCCTAAGGGTTATTTGATAGTTGAAATAAACGGACGACCAGGAGAAGCAAAAGCGGCGGCTAATAAGTTTTATGCAACGATAGGAAGAAATGTAACAGACGACTTAAGTGATAAAGATGAAAAAGTTGTAAAAAGTAGAATTTTTAAGTTTTTGGATCAGTTAAGTAAAGAGGTAAAAGCATATAACAGCGGAAAAGACACAAGAACAAAGAAAAACGAAAAGCTAACAATAAGTAAGCAAAAAGAAAAAAAACCGACTACTGTTAAGGATAAAATTAAGCACGTTTTAAGGAGCGATAAAAAGCGACTAAAATACGGTTATACTATTGTACCGGGTAAAGTTATGGCCGGTATTGATACCGACGTACAAAGACAGATGAATATGTACAAAGGGTTGGTTGAAAGAGCAAAAGAAGCTGAAAAAAGATATAAAAAAGAAAAAGATCCAGGAATAAAATACTTATACAAATTAACTTTTGATCGATTAAAAAATGAAATCAGAGAAAGAAAATTTGTTATGGCAAATATGATGAAAGAGTTAAAGAAGTTGAGATAATGTATAAAATTTTACCCTATACAGCAGCCCAGGCACGGCGACTTAACGTAAAGATCCGGCCGAGCAGCAGACAGGGTAAAAAAATAGACGTCTTTGATAAAGAGGGATATTACATAACAAGCGTTGGGGCCAGGGGTTACCTGGACTATCCGACGTATAAAAAGTTATTCGGCAAAAAGGTAGCAGATCAGCGCCGAAAACTTTACAAAGCCAGGCACGAGAAAGATAGAAAAGTGAAAGGATCGCCGGGCTACTTTGCTGATCGGCTACTATGGTAAATTAGGACGTAACAAAACAACTATAAACTAGAAAAATGGCAAGACGTAGAAAAAGCACCAAAAGACGCACATCACGCCGTCGTATGGGAGCAGTTGGCAAAGCCAACATTCAAGCAGCTTTAGGTATTATCGCTGGAGCTGTAATTGGTAAAAAGGTCGCCGGGTTTATCCCAGTAGGCGACGAGCGTATCAAAAATGCAGCTGTACTGGGTATCGGACTGGCTTTCCCTATGATCCTTAAAGGTGAAATGGGTAAAGCTATCGGTAACGGTATGATCGCTGCCGGTGGCGCTGGTCTAGTAGGCGGCCTAATCCCTGCACTGGGACAAATGGACGATACAATGACCTTTCCTGTAACAGTAGGCGAGATCCCCGATAACCTTAGTGTTATCGCCGGTGACGATACTGTAATGGCTGGCGACGATCTTTCAGTGCTGGCTGGTATGGAAGACGACGAAACGTACTAAAACCGGATCACCTGTATTCACCTTTATTTTAACTAAAAGCCCCACGCCAGGCAATACGAATGGCGTAACAATTTTATGGCTTCAACAGTAGGCACTCGCCTTGCATTTGAAAAAGCGAAACAGGCTATAAACGCCGCTGGTTTTTCGCTCGGACAGGCTGTACTTTCACAGTCCTATTTGCGTTTGGAAGTAGCTTTATCAACTACTATTACAAACTATCAGTTCCCAGTTCTCACTAACGACGTTAGCAGCTCAAACACTACCAGTTTCAATACTGAGCAGCGTTTGAATTTGCAAGACGCTTTTGTGTGTTCGTCTATTGGATTATTCTTTTGCGTTCCTAGCAGTTCTACAGCTACAAATTTTCAGCTGGTAACTTATCCTAACGCAAATATCTTTTCAGCAGCTAACACAGCTACCAGCTTGAATAACTGGTACAATAGCAGCTTATCTTTGACAGTTAATAACCGTCAGATTGTTCCTGCTTACGATCTGTACAGACACTACAGCGTTCCACAGCAGCAGCAAGCTACCGACGCTTATTACACTACGTCAGGTATCGACTTTAAGGATCAACAAAGCGGAGCTGA